AGGGATTCATTTCCATGCTTTCGTCGACTTTGGACGGAAGTACTCCACGACCAACGCAAGGAAGTTTGATGTTGACGGTCGCCACCCGAATGTTGTCCCATCTCGAGGAACACCAGAAAAGGGTTGGGACTATGCGACGAAAGATGGCGACATTGTCGGAGGGGGGCTTGAGCGACCAGCAGGAAGGAAGGTTTCTGTCCCTGCTATTGACTGGTCTCTGCTCGCAGATGCAGGAGATTCTGATGAATTTTGGAGACTTGTTCGAGAGCTGGCACCACGGGCTCTTCTTACCAATTTCAACAGTCTCAAGAGTTACGCCGATTGGAACTATCGACCCCAGAGACTTGAGTACTGCACGCCCCCTGGAATTGAGTTCGACCTATCAGAAGTGGAGAGACTCTCTGAATGGGTACGTGACAACCTGTCTGGAGATGATGTAGGTATGTTATCGTGCCCGTCAAAGGGGGGGAACCCCCACCGGGACAAGCCCGGTCTCGCTTGCTGCGCGCGAGGGGACCCCCACCCCCCTTTTCGAGGGCGTGTATTCCGGAATGGTATGCTGACATTCGATATTAGGGCGCCCAAAGTCTCTTGTGCTGTGGGGAGATACACGACTGGGGAAAACCCTGTGGGCGAGATCACTAGGTCGCCACCTATATTTCGGCGGGTTATTCAGTATGGAAGAGGCGTCTTATCAGGAAGACGCCGAATATGCGGTTTTTGATGATATGCAGGGAGGATTTGACTTTTTTCACGCCTACAAATTCTGGCTTGGAGCACAGGCGGAATTTACAATCACCGACAAATATCGGGGGAAAAAGCACATGAAGTGGGGAAAACCTAGTGTGTGGCTGTGCAACACTGACCCTGCATTGGAAAAAGTGGACATGGAATGGTTGCACGGAAATTGCGAAATTGTAAATTTACGCGAAACTATTTTTCGTGCCAGTACAGAGTAGACGAAATGTCAAGCTGAGCCTGAACGCCTGCCGCGGGATTGACACACTCAATGATGTCAACCACATAGTAATCACCCATACCAGGCTTTCCTAGCCTGTGGTTATAGGTGTCAGAGCTGTTCTGACCATCCTCATCGTCGTCATAGTAAAAACTAGACTCCAACTTGTCGTAAAAACCGTACTGAGAGGAGTGGACATTATCGTTATCAGACTTAAGATAACGCGTGCGGTCGGACTTAATGGTGAGGGACGTGTTATCAGTCTTGGCAGTGAAGATATCGCGCCAGTCGGCGCCGTTGCTGCCTTTAAACAAGTACGTAACCAGCGCAGAACCTGCAGCGCTGCCAGCTATATTGTTGAGAGTGCGGGTCCAGCCCGCAGGGTTGAGCTCAGCGTACAACCGAAGACCCTGTTGAGCGCTAGGGTTGCCACTTGCAGTGTCGTACTTAATAAGTGCAGTGCCCTTAAGAGTAAACGTGATTCGACGATGCCTCCAGGGGGCGCCGTCGGCAAACGTAAAGCGATACTTGTCAGAGTACCCCTTCATGTAAACATCAGACTGCGTGCGGTAGCTGGGTATCTCGCCGTGACCTCCGCCCTGGAGGCCGGCGAAGTTCCGATCCATAGCAGTTGGGCAGTGAATGCTGATAACAGTGCCGTTGGCAGAGTTAAGTTGCGCTGGGGCAGGGAAATATTCATTATTCCCGCCACCTGTAATACGCAAATTGGTAGTCAAGAGCCGTGTGTCCCTCTTTTTCTTTGAGGTCATGTCGAGAATCTTTCGACGCGTCATCACCGGGCGTCGAGAAACTGGTCTCCGTCTGGAGACGCGGCGCGCGCGGAGGGATTTGCGGCCATACCTCTTTCGAGACCGCGTTGTTGTTTTTCGGTAGCGCGCCATTTTTATTTTGTTGGGACATGACAAAAGGGTTGGGGTGGGGGAGTGGAGAGGGTAGAGAGGACGAGGTATTTATAGTTGAGGGGGGGACTCAACTCGACCTCGACCTCTTCGTTTCTATAATATTAATTGAAACGAAGAGGTCGACCTGCTTATTAAGCATGCCATTTTTGTTCAAGGCCCAGTATGGACTTTTCACCTACCCTCAATGTGGAGACTTGGATCCTTTCGCAGTCGTCAATTTATTTTCAACACTTCACGCTGAGTGCATCATTGGGAGAGAGGATCATGTGTCTGAAGGGATTCATTTCCATGCTTTCGTCGACTTTGGACGGAAGTACTCCACGACCAACGCAAGGAAGTTTGATGTTGACGGTCGCCACCCGAATGTTGTCCCATCTCGAGGAACACCAGAAAAGGGTTGG